GCGAAGTGGTTCGGCCGGCGACAACGGGAAATGGGAGCAGCAATGTCAATGCGCCCAAGCCTGGAACGCTGACACAAACCGCAGCGGTACTAGGGAAAAAAGATGCTCGAAAAATGAACCCACAAGAGTATCGAGAACATCTTCTTTCTCAGGGATTGAAGCTTAATATTTGAGAGCACGTCTTCGTCTTGCGGGTCACACAAGGGTTCGCCGGAACGATGACGGCAAACGGGGAAGTCTAACAAACCACAAGACGAGGACGAGTCATGACTGATTTTTCAATTATTGTTCAATCGCCAGAAATCCGAGCAATCGTTCAGGAGAACACCCTTGAGCGTGCCTTCCACGATGCGCTTTTCCCTCGATTGTTATTCCGCGGCGAGGCGACTGCCGAGTTGTGGGCAGGCCAGGTCGGCGACAGCATGACGTTCACGGGCGCAGGGCTCATCAAGCCGAAAACCAAGCCGCTCGTTCCAGGATCCGACCCCGTCCCCAGCACGTTCACGAGCGAGCAATGGTCCTCGACTCTGAATCTCTATGCGGACGCGATCGATACGAATATGCCGACCTCGATGGTCGCGATCGCCAATTTGTTTTTGCGCAACGCCCAGCAACTCGGTCTCTCTGCCGGTCAGTCACTCAACCGCCTCCCGAGGAATCGGCTCTTCAACGCGGCTGAATCGGGACACACGGTTGCCGATGGCCCGCAGGGCGCTGTCACGACCATCTCTGTAAAGCGACTCAACGGGCTCACCAAAGCACGTCGGCCCGATCTCGCGCTTGGAAGCCCCGTTCGATACGATGCGGTCAGCGCAAACAATCCGCTGAAGATTCGGATTTGGGATACGACTGGCGCCGGCGTTGAAGTCTCTCGAACCATCGTCGGCTTCTCCGCTGCTACGGCTGGTGACGAAGTCGGTCCCGGCACGATCACAATCGCGGGCGGCGCTGTCACGGTTGCCGATCGCGCGTATATCGTCTCTGAGGATCGAACCTATCTGGTTCGCGTCGGCGGTGGCATGAAAATTGACGATGTCGGCAGCACCGACCTCCTTCGCCTCTCGGACATTCGAGCCGCGATTTCGCGTTTCCGAACCAGCAACGTTCCCCCGATGCCCGACGGGAAATATCACTGCCACCTCGACCCGACCTCTGAAGCCCAAGTGTTCTCGGATCCAGAATGGCAGCGTTTGCTGACCGCCTTGCCCGATTATTACATGTACAAGGATTTCACAATCGGTCAACTCCTCGGCACCGTGTATTTCCAGAACTCTGAAAACCCGATTCCTGAAACCGTCGACGGCGGCCTCACGGCGACCTACTCGACCGACGAAGCCTTCGCCGGCGAGCTCTTCAACACCGGCGCGACCTCGGGTGTCAAAGTTCACCGCGCTCTGTTTGTCGGGCAGGGAATGCTTCGTGAGTACTACACCAACCTCGATGAGCTGATCACCGAGGCAGGCATCACGGGCAAAACCGCAGAGCCAAGAATTACGAACAACGGAATCGAAGTCTTCACAGAGCGGATTCAGATGATTCTCAGAGCGCCTCTGAACCGTTTGCAAGATCAGGTTTCTACCGCCTGGAAGTTCATCGGCGATTGGCCCGTCCGCACGGACGTCACCACCGGCGACTATGCTCGTTACAAACGAGCTTGCGTTGTTCAGCACGGCGAATAAATTTCCCTCTTTTAAGCCCGCGCCGACTTTGTGTTTGATTCGGCGCGGGCGGATAATGAGTTCGCATGCTGATGGTCGACAAACCTTTGCTCAACCATTGTGTTGAGCATTCCTGGCGATGGCCTTCGGGCCCTTGTGTGCTCCCGCGTAGGAGCCAGTTCGCCTATCTCGATCCGAGCATCTACCAAGACGCTCACGCAAAGATCGAGAACTCGGGGCTTCGTGCCCCATCCGTTGCTCTCGCAAACCCTGGCTTCGTGCCATGGAACCGCAAGAGCAACAATCGACAGATGAACTTGCACGCGGAGTCGGTCACTCCTCGTCAGTGCTCATGGGGCGCCGTAGAAGATTCTCACTCCTCGGAGCGTGATTCCTCTCGGCATAATTCCTGGGATACGATTCGATTGTTTTTCAGATTCTTCCCCCACGATCGGGGACCAAAGATCGGATATGAAAAATCGCGAATCGTATCTCCTGTCATCTTTTTTAACTCTTGACGGAGGCACAAAATGGCCAAGGTTCGAATGGTCGAGGAGACAAAAGTGGAAAATAAAATTTATGCGCCTCCCGTTGTAAAAACGCAAAGCCCGGCTGAAATTGCCAGGCTGCTCAAAGAGGATTCACCTCCGAAAGTCGAGCCCACCGTCGAGCCCAGTGTCGAGCCACCGCTAGTGCAGCCCGCCCCATTGACGGGAAGATATTTGGTGCTCGAGGCGAAGATCGTTTCCTTCAACGGCCATATCACTTTTTTGCCGAAGGACACGCTCGTCGACGATTCGAGTTATGGCCCGGGAGCAATCGAAAAACTTCTTGCCGCAGGTGTGAAACTAGAAAAACAGGCTTGATCAATTGAGGACCTATGCCTCTCGATGCCGCTGAAAAAGAACGCTGTCGTTTTCACCTTGGCTATCCTGAAATTCAGGCGGCGGCGTCTATTCAATTCGGCATTCCTCGCCCGATGCAAACCGCATTTTTGGTTGAGTCGGCGATGAACTTGATCATCGAAGAAGCGGTCGACAGAGTACGACGCATTTTGAAAGTGATGGACGATCTCGAGACGAAGTTGATCGAGTCTCAAGATCGTCTCGCGGCGATTCAACTTTCCGATTTGCATTTGCGCGACAACGAGCCCGACCAACTCGAACACGAATATGTTCGATGGGGTTATCGGCTCGCGGATCTTGTGGGCGTTCCAGTTTACGTTTATTCAACTCGATACAGGAGTTCATTCACTGCGGGTGTTAGCTCTATACCCGTTCGTCATGGATAACGCCGGGAGGGCGAATGGCAAAATTCTTCGACCCAACCAGCGTCCAGCTAAACAAAACTCTGGCACGTCGATTCATTCCGCTTGCAGATCAACTCCGAGATCTGTTGAGCAAATTTGGTTTGCGCCCTTACAAGGTTCGCATCGTCAGAGCGAAATGGAGCGGCGGCGAGAGAGGCGTTGGAACACTCTCTGAGATCTCCGAGCTCGTGTTGCTCCCGACACCACGCATTCATGACCTCATCAGTCTGACCGAGATCGTTCAGCCAGTCGGTCTCGATGAAATCGGCGCGGTGATGCTCGACGAAATCAGCGGGCGGTTTACCGAAGACGATTTGATGGGGCGCGATTCGGACGGCTCACAGATACCGCTCGACGAAGAGATGTTTTATGAGGTCGAATTTCCGCGACCCGATGGCAAGGCGGGACCGCGACGAAGATTCTATCCACGCTCGGCGCCGCACTATGCGGCCGGCAAACTTCAGTGGATGGTTCACCTCGAGAAGGTTCACGAAGACCGAGCTCGCGTAGGAGACCCCGAATAAATGGCTCACTACGTCACCATGGGCCAATGGGCCAAGTTTATGTTGGAGCTCGGCAAAGACTACGAGCCGACTGTTCGCCGAGGAATCAAATCGGGCGGCATGCGCTCGTTGCGTGTACTTCAAAAGGCCACGATGAAGGCGCCAAGCGGTGCGCATGGAACGGCGGGGCAGGGGCTTTACGGCGCGGTGAATACGGGGCAATACAAACGCTCGTGGAAATATGCCGACACAGCAGAGGGCGGCAAGGTCTTCAATAACGCACCCTATGCGCCCATCATCGAGTACGGTCGACGACCCGGCAAAGGCATCTCTCAGATTGGACAGATTGCGGTAGCGACTTGGGCGATGCGAAGGCTCGGCGTCGACTATTCAAAGGCGAAGGGCATCGCCTATTGTCTCTCGAGAAAATACAAAAGAGTCGGCTTGAAGGGGCGCTACGTCTTGCGGAACAGTCTGCCTGAGATAGAGACTGCCATCAACACCGAGGTCAAAAATCAAATCGACCGCACGTTAAAGAGGCTCGCCGGAAAATGACATCAACTCCTACAGGCGCGGTGGTTTCCTCGAAGGTCGGCACGGTTCTCGTGTCCGATCGAACCACGCCCATTGAGCCGACCGCTAACTGTGAGACCGACACGAGAACGGCGCTCACTCGGGGTCTCTCAGAATATCTGAGTCAGATAAAAATTCAGATGCCCGGCGGTCGAGAGTTGAGATTGAAACGCGTCATCGAGAATTGGAGCGAGCCCGAGGATGTCGCGACGTATCCATCCGCGCTTGTCTACTCGACCGAGGCGGGCGAATATGATGCGAGTCGATTCACCCCCGGTTTAAACAAAGACTACAGGCTCGCCGCGCCCGATGGTCGATACTTTGTGGTTTTGGCGGAAATGGTTTTGAATCTGGTTGTTGATGTTTGGGCAACCGACCCGAGAGAGAGAATGGGGCTTGCGAAAATGTTGGAGGATGCGTTCAATCCATGTGACTGGATGTATGGGTTCAGACTGGACTTGCCGCATTACTACCACGCGCGCTCTTCATACTCTTTGAAATCGATCTCGTACGTCGATGATTCGGACGATGCGATGAAACGATATCGCCGATTGATTTTCACTCTACAAGGCAACATTCCGTTGATGAAACTTGTTGCCTATCCCGATGCTCGGTTCCAGCATAAACTCACTGTTACAGACGACCCTCAAATTTCATTGGCTGATGACTGTTAGAGGAGAGAAATCATGTCAGGATTTGTTCGCAGGTATGGAAGTTTTCCCGGGCAAGAGACCATCACTCTGATTGAAGGCGTTGTGATCGTCGACTTGCCGCCACCCGGCGCCGTGAATGGTGTCGGAACGGGAACGGTCGCGGTCATCGGTGAATTTGCTGACATGGCCTACGCTGTTTCTGTCGACACAACGGGTGTTGTAACAACCAAACCCCAACCCGTCGAGGTCACATCGGCTCAAGATCTGCTCGACAAACTCGGCGGATTCGACGAGTCGATTGGCGATACCGGCATCAGCGGCGGTTCTGGATTCATTGCTCTGAGAAACAAGAAGTTCTCGAGACTCATTTGCGTGCCCGTGAATCTCGCAAGCGCAAACGCTGTGAGACTCTATCGAGAGCTTCCGACGAATAAGAGCGCCACGAATCCTACGCCAATCGTCACTGTCTCTGCCGGCTCGGTTGCGGCTGGGCGTGAGTTCAAGAGCGGCGTTAATCGAGTCAAGGTCGGCAAGCGCTGCACGTTCACAGGCGTTGGCGCTTATTCGCAAAACGTTGATGGTGCGGTGACAGCGGCCGGCGCTCCCGCGCAATTCCAAACCTTCACTTCGGCACTCGGCGGATTCCTCACCGCCAACGGTGGCGCCGGCGTCAAGAAGGGCGATTTCTTGGTGCTCGGTGTAATTGGTGGAGCAGGCGCACTAGGTGTGAACGCCGCAACCTATCGAGTGAGATCTGACCCGACTCTCGCAACCGCATTGGTCGTTGAGAAACTCGACGGCACGAACTTCGATTGGTCGACGACCACGGCGCTACCCTATCGCGTTCATCCCGCGACCGATGCCGACACGGGCGTCGGCGAGAGCGACGACGCTATCGCGTGCACGGTGCCCGCGCGTCCTCTCGATGCAACGATTCTCGCCGCGACGACCATCAACCCCACAATCGTTCCCACAGCGGGAACGGCGACGACTTGGGATCCGCTCTCGGGTCTTCAGATGAGAACGCACCCGACCGGCGCTCTCACGTACACCTCGACGATTCAGGCCGCGAATGCTGTCAGCGATGCAACGATTGATGCGCTTTACGCGCTGTGTTTCGACTCGTTGCTCGCCGACGAAATGCCTTCACGGGATGTGAACATTGTTGTACCCGCTCGAACGAGTGAGACCATTCGCACGAAACAGAGAGCGCATATACTCGACGCAAGCGCGATAGGCTACGGACGCATCTCGCCAGTCTCTCCCCCGCTCACCACACTCACTGTGAGTGCAGTTGTAACCGATGCGTCACCGGGCGTCGGAGCGACTCGAAACGAGCGCATCATCTACAATTGGCCGGGCGCACAGACGTTCATCCCCGAGGCGGTTGGCTTCACCATGAAGGGCGCCGACGGCTTCAATCACGCTGACGGAATGCTCGATACTCAACTCAACATGTGGATGGCCGCGTTGCTTTCCAATCTCGCTCCCGAGCGAAATCCTGCGCAGTCGACGGACCCGGTTCCCGCGATTCTCGGAGCGATAACTTCATTTCAGCGAGGCGTTTCCGGTCTCAACATGACCGACTACATCTTGATGCGAAAGATGGGAATCGCCGCGATTCGATTCGACCGCACCATCGGCGGGTTCATTTTCCAGAGCGGCGTTACCTCGTCTCTCACGTCGGGACAGAAGAACATCAATCGTCGACGCTTCGCGGACATGCTCGAAGATTCTTGCGCCGAACGTTTGAACCAGTTCGCAAAGCAACCGCTCACGCAGGAGCTCAAAGACTCGGCGGTCGGCGAGATGGAGGCCTATCTCTCCGGTCTCAAGAGCGAAAACAATCCGTCGGCACAACGACTTAACGACTACCTGATTGATGACGTCAGCGGCAACACCCCGAATCTTGAGGCGGCGGGGATCTTCGTGATAATCATGAAGGTGCGGACTCTGCCGACCGGCGATTTCTTCGTGCTACAGGCGGAGATCGGCGAAGGCGTCACGATAACCGCAACGTAATGCCATTTTTCCTCTGATGTGCAATTGGTAAGGCTCCTCGGAATTTCTCCCTCCGAGGGGCTTTTTTATCGAATTGGACAATCGAGTTTTGAACGAGTAGGCTGTGAATATTCAGACGGCCACACCTTCATTTTGAAGGGATAGGGCGCGTGATTGCCGAAAGGCTTTCCGCGCTTTTCTTTTTGGTGAAGCGTCTAAGGCGGGGAAAAGGTCATGAGCAACCAAAGGATCAAGGGGCAGGAAACCGAGCTCATCTACATTCTCAACGGCGAGCCCAAGGCGAACATCACGAATATTCGCTCATTCGAGGCGGCAATCCAAACTGAAATTCTCAAGGAAGGCTACCTGAACGAGAAGACCGATCGACGCGATGAAATCTTTCGCGGTTGCCGAGGCAAAACAGAACTTCATTTCGAGAACGGCGAGATTTTCAAACTCATAAAAGAAATCGTCGACCGCGCGCAACGACAGAAGCCCGGCAGCATGATCAACTTCAAAGCGACGATGAACTTCCCGAGCGGCGAGCGAATTCGTCACATTTTCAAAAACGTTTTCTTCGGCGAAATTCCTATCGGCTTCCCGAGTCGTGCCGACTACGGAACAATAAATCTCGAATGGGAATGCGAAGGGTACAGCAAGTTTTAAGATTCACACGTAGTAAAAACACAAAGGGAGAAACGCAATGGAGCAAGCGCGACAGATCTATGTTTATGATGTGCCCGAAGAGGTGCGTGTCAATGGTATTGAATCGATGGGAGTGCGTGAGTTGACCATCGAAGAAGAGAAAATGGTTTATCGTCGAGTAGGGTCGGATATCGCGGCGGCAGTTTCAGAGCTCTCGAAACAGGCGCTTTGTGAAATCAATGATCAAAAGGTTACTCTCGCGGATGGCTCTGCCGATAAAGCCTATGAATCGTTTTCGCCTCAACTTCGGCAGCTAATTGTTACCGCGTACACAGAGACAAATAACGCAAAAGAGGAGACGATAAAAAAATTCCAGGCCAGCAGACGTATCAAGGTTGGATGACGTTTGCTGGGTTTGTTTGCGCGATGTATCGGCAAGCGGAGATCGAACCAATCGAGGCGAGTTTGTGGAAGTTGATTGCATTCGCCGCACGCTATGGGCATCAACAGGTGCCCAACATTTTGGCGATGACGAAACGAGAGCTCGATCAATTTGTCGATAAGCTGGCAGAGATAATGAGAGAAGAGAAAGACGCGATGGCGAGTGCATTTGAGGGGGGCTGACAATGGCGGATGTAGCACAGACAGTTCTACTCAATGTCACGGTACACGACACCGCATCGAAGGCATTGAAAACCGTTTACTCGGCGGCTAGTCGAGTGACAGGTGTTTTCGATAAAGCGTCAAGTGCACTCGGACATTTCGGGCTCGCCGCCGGTGCTATGGCGGCGGGCTTCGGTTTGAAAGAGGCGTTCTCGGAAACCATTGAGCATTTGAAATCGGTGAAACGCATCGGTCAATTGTCAGATGTTTCGGCCAAAAAATCAGAGGCACTGATAAACGTTTTTGATAAGGCTGGCGTCTCGATGACCGAGTCGGAACGCATCCTGATGTCGATCTCTAAAAAGGGATCGAAACTCGACATGATTATGGCAGCAACGGGGAAATCGACTAACACAACTAGTGTTATGCTCGCTCAGATGGGCGTCAGTATGTCAAAGGGGCCCGTTGTGGCGATGGAGCAAATCGCAGAGGGGATAAAAGGCGGAAAGATTCACGCTGTGCAGCTAGCAAACGCTTTTAGCATGCCCGTGAAAAACGCCATGTTGCTCGAGAAGGCTCTGAAAAAAGGCAAGGGCGCGATAACAGATGCCGTAAAAGAGCAGATGGAATACGGCATCGCGGGCGATGACAATATGAAGATGTTGGACCGCTACGTCAAAGCGCAGCGTGGAATGAAGGAAGGGTGGAATCGAATCAAACTTCAGGTTGGCGCCGCTCTTTTGCCGCTCATCACGAAGTTGATGGAGTACGGCGAAAAAAATATGGATAAGTGGCTCGCCTCTGCCAAACGTTTTGCGGGTGTGCTCACAAAGTTTTTGACACGATTTCACGAGGGGTTAATAGGCATCGGAAAAATAATGCTACTCAACTTCTCAATCTCGAAGTTGACGGGCAAGAGTATCGCCGGGTGGATTCCGTTGTTGATGAAGGGCGGAAAATTCGTTGCTGCAAAGTTAGCTATGAAAGCCGCGGCGCCGGCAGTGGCAAGCGCAGGAGCGGTGGCTGAAGGTGGCGCGGCGGCGGCATTCACGGCGATGTTTCCAAAGTTTGTTGCGGGTGCAGGTGCCGGCGGCGCGGCTGCTAGTACTGGTGGCGCGGCTGCTGGCGTTGGTTTAATCGCGACAATCACAGCGGCGGCGGCTCCCATACTAGTAGTGATAGCGGCAATCGCGGCGATCTCGCTCGCAATCTGGGCGACGTGGAAAGCGTACTCTCAGAATATCAATGGCGTTACAACGCGATTCAGAGAGATTTGGAATCGTATTTCAGTTCACTTTGGCGCAATGTCGGATCAAGTTGCGAAGGCGTTCAAGCCAATCACAAACATGTTTAACAAGACGTTTGCAAAGTCGGGCGGCGTGGGAAAGTTTTTTATCACCATCATTCCGAACATGATCAACAATTGGCTTTCACACCTAGAGAAAGCGCTTTTCTATATTCGAGTCTTTCAGCGATTTTATGACAATATGATTTCGCTTATTTCGAGCGCCGCGAGTTCTATAGCCGCACCATTTGTGAATGCTTGGAACGCTATCTCGGTCTCTGGCAAAGGTTTCATGAAAATAGTTGACGACATACAGGGCTATTTGAAAGTTGTGGCAGACATCGGCATGGCTAACCTAACCAAAATTATCACACCGATTAGCAAATTGAATGATGCGATCCGAAATCTCTTCATGAAGATCTACGATTACATAAAGCCCATCGGACAATTCATCGGCGCGGCCATCGCTGTACCGACCGAGGTTTTCAAATTCTCCGCCGCGCAGATTGAAGCCGAAACACAGATGGCGTTGCTACAACAGGCACGCGATGACGCGCTCAAACGCAAAGGCTCAAAGGCGCCCGACGATAGAGCGGGAACGACAAACAACTTCCCCGACGCGCGCTTCAACATCACGCAAAAGTTCGCCGAGGGATTCGACCCCGATCGAATCGCAATTGCATTCTCGAGAGACGTAGCGGCCATGGGAGAGCGAAAACTTCAGAGTGGTTTCAGCCCAGTCTTCGGAGTCTAGAGGGACGGTGACGCATGCCAGAGAGCTCAAGCGCATTCACGATCGCCGAACAGACGGGGCGCAAGCGAGTGTTGATTCTGAAGGAGCGTGCTCTTCCTTATCGACCGTTCACGCTCTCGGGTTCGATGCGCGCCGAAACAACCTGGTATCCGGGCAATCCAATCGCGTCAATGCAAGTGCTCGGCAACGAAGAGGCGCCCACGACCATCACAGGTCGATGGGCCGATAGATTCTTGCGAAGCATCGACGATGAGGGGAGAGCGGTTCAGGCGAGCGCGATTGCTCTGCTAGGCACAGGCGGCGCAGGCGCAACGCAACCCGTCGCGAATGTCGTCGAGCTCGCCAAGACCGTCGACAGTATTCGCCGCGAGGGGCAGGTCGTCGAGGTCACATGGGATCAACAGATTCGACACGGCATCGTCGAGCAATTCGTGCAGAATTGGGATCGCGCAGAGATTCTTAATTGGGAGATAACCTTCAAATGGATTTCACAGGGAGAGCGAGAGGTTCCCATTTCGTTCGCCCTCGAGGTCGACCAGAAATCGTTGAGCGCAAAGTTCAATACGCTCTATGATCAACTTCATACTTCGTTGGCGGCGCCGTTCTCGCTCGTCGAGGATATCCAAAGGGCGCTCGACGAAATGGACGCTATCATCTCGGATGCGATTGGTTCGATAACCGACACAACCGCCAACATCACAGACGCCGTGCTCACGCCCGCGACCGCCGTAAAGAGAACGCTCGCCGCGATGGAAACCATCAAAGAGGGCGCTCTGAGAATCGAGAATATCGTCTCGTCGAAAGCGGCACGAGCGCTCATCAACACGGACGAAATCGATGCGCTCTCGCAGGGGCAAACGTTGACTGCCGAGTCATATGTTCGAGGCGTCAAAATCTCTGCACGTCTCTTGAAGACGACGGCGGCAGAACAGAACGATACGCTCACGCGCCGCGATGACGAGCAGGAAATTCTCGCTGTCTTCACCGCTCATACGAATATGGATTTGAGAGACGTATCGACAAGGTTCTATGGAACGCAAGAGGAGTGGCGACGACTGCTCAAGTACAACGGTTTAACTAGCAGTAAACTGCTGGCGGGAATGTTCATCATGGTTCCTCGATTGATCAACTCGGGTGTTTGATGGTTAGTCTTTTTTATCCAAGCGTGGTCATCAATCTCAAACTTCGTTTCGACGAGGCGATGACAGTTGTCTCGCTTGCGCCCGAGTCGGTCAAAAGTCTCGCAGAAAAAGGAACGGCGGCGGGAGAGAAACCCCGAGCTCTTGCGTCGAAAGACAATCTCTCGCAGGTCATGAACATCTTGCCGAAGACGTGCTCGGTCGAGATGCCGGGATATCGGCAGGCGAATAAATTCTCACTCACCCTCGAGTACAAAGATTTCCCCATTGACCCTCGCGTGATGCGAGCGATCGATGTTGAGGTTCACCTCGGCGCCGTCGAGGCTGGAAAATTCGGTCGAGGCATTACCGAAAACATTTTGCCAACAAAGAAACGTCAGAGTTATCTCGACACGAGAACGCAAGGCGGCACCGTCAACGAGGCGACGTTGCTCATGTCGGGTCTCGTCGACACGATAACGGCAGAGCATACGGCGAGCGGTTCTCTCGTGCACATGGAGGGTCGAGACTATCGAGGAATTCTACTCGACACTTCGTTGACAGCAGAGATGCTCGACAAGATAAAATTGGGGCAGGACATTAAAAGCGTAGTAACACAAATCGTGAAATTTCACCCTCTGTTGAAGTCTCAAATCAACCCTCAGAATTTATCGATTGAGGCTCCCGAGTCTG